TCCTTGTTCACCTTGTGGTCCCTGTTCACCCTGTGGCCCATCAAAACCTTGAGTACCTTGATAACCTTGAGCGCCTTGTGGTCCTTGTTCACCTTGAGGTCCTTGCTCACCTTGTGGGCCATCAAATCCTTGTGTACCTTGATATCCTTGAGCACCTTGTGGACCAGTTTCTCCTTGTGGACCTTGTTCGCCTTGAGGACCATCGAACCCTTGAGTACCTTGATAGCCCTGGGCTCCTTGAGGACCCACGAATCCCTGAGTTCCTTGATAACCTTGCGCCCCCTGAGGTCCAACTTCACCTTGTGGGCCTTGTTCTCCCTGAGGACCTACAAAACCCTGAGTGCCCTGATAACCCTGAGCACCTTGAGGACCCGTCTCCCCCTGAGGTCCTTGTTCGCCTTGAGGGCCGTCAAAACCTTGAGTTCCTTGATAACCTTGTGCTCCTTGTGGTCCTATCTCTCCTTGTGGACCTTGTTCACCCTGAGGGCCATCAAAGCCCTGAGTTCCTTGATATCCTTGAGCACCTTGAGGACCCGTATCTCCCTGTGGTCCTTGTTCACCTTGAGGTCCATCGAATCCTTGGGTGCCCTGATAACCCTGAGCACCTTGAGGTCCATTAAAGCCCTGAGTTCCTTGATATCCTTGAGCACCTTGAGGACCTGTTTCACCTTGTGGACCTTGTTCACCTTGAGGACCGTCAAAGCCCTGAGTTCCTTGATAACCCTGGGCTCCTTGAGGACCTACATCACCTTGAGGTCCTTGTAGACCCTGAGGACCATCAAAACCTTGAGTGCCCTGATATCCCTGAGCGCCCTGAGGACCTTGCTCACCTTGTGGACCCTGCTCCCCTTGAGGACCATCAAACCCTTGTGTACCTTGATATCCTTGAGCACCCTGAGGACCATCAAAACCTTGAGTGCCCTGATACCCTTGAGCACCTTGAGGACCTTGCTCACCTTGTGGACCTTGTTCTCCTTGTGGGCCATCAAACCCTTGTGTACCTTGATATCCCTGAGCACCTTGGGGACCAGTTTCGCCTTGGGGACCTTGTTCACCTTGAGGACCATCGAACCCTTGTGTGCCCTGGAAACCCTGAGCACCTTGTGGTCCAATTTCGCCTTGAGGACCTTGTTCTCCCTGTGGACCATCGAAACCTTGAGTACCTTGATAACCCTGGGCTCCTTGAGGTCCTTCTCGACCTTGAGGACCTGCTTCTCCCTGTGGACCATCAAAACCTTGAGTGCCCTGATAACCCTGGGCTCCCTGTGGACCATCAAAACCTTGAGTGCCTTGATATCCTTGTGCTCCTTGAGGACCAGTTTCGCCTTGGGGACCTTGATCCCCTTGAGGACCGTCGAACCCTTGTGTACCTTGATATCCTTGAGCACCTTGTGGCCCAGTTTCACCCTGTGGACCTTGTTCTCCTTGAGGACCTACAAAGCCCTGAGTGCCTTGATATCCCTGAGCACCCTGAGGTCCTGTCTCGCCTTGAGGTCCTTGTTCACCTTGAGGTCCATCGAAACCTTGAGTGCCTTGATAACCCTGGGCTCCTTGAGGACCATTGAAACCCTGAGTTCCTTGATAACCTTGGGCTCCTTGAGGACCTACTTCACCTTGTGGTCCTTGTTCGCCTTGAGGGCCATTAAAACCCTGAGTTCCTTGATATCCTTGAGCGCCTTGTGGTCCTTGTTCACCTTGTGGGCCTTGTTCACCCTGAGGGCCATTAAAACCCTGAGTTCCTTGGTATCCTTGAGCGCCTTGTGGACCTACATCACCTTGAGTTCCAGACGCACCTTGGGGTCCATTGAAGCCCTGAGTACCTTGATATCCTTGAGCACCTTGAGGTCCATTGAAGCCCTGAGTTCCTTGATATCCTTGGGCACCCTGAGGTCCTGTATCACCTTGAGTTCCTGAAGCACCTTGTGGACCATCAAACCCCTGAGTACCTTGATAACCTTGAGCACCTTGAGGACCGTCAAAGCCCTGAGTGCCCTGATATCCTTGAGCACCTTGAGGGCCATTAAATCCTTGCGTGCCCTGATATCCCTGTGCTCCTTGTGGTCCCTGAAGACCCTGAGCACCTTGTTTTCCTGTTTCACCTTGGGGACCTTGTTCTCCTTGAGGACCTTGCTCTCCCTGAGGACCTTGCTCTCCCTGTGGACCATCGAAACCTTGAGTACCTTGATAACCTTGAGCGCCTTGAGCGCCTTGAGGTCCTTCTCGACCTTGAGGACCTGCTTCTCCCTGTGGACCATTGAAGCCCTGAGTTCCTTGATAACCTTGAGCACCTTGAGGTCCATTGAAGCCCTGAGTTCCTTGATAACCTTGAGCACCTTGTGGACCTACATCACCTTGAGTTCCAGAGGCACCTTGAGGACCGTCAAAGCCCTGAGTACCTTGATAACCTTGAGCGCCCTGAGGTCCATTAAACCCTTGCGTACCCTGATATCCCTGTGCTCCTTGAGGACCGTTAAAACCTTGTGTGCCCTGATAACCCTGAGCACCCTGAGGTCCATTAAACCCTTGCGTACCTTGATATCCCTGTGCTCCTTGTGGTCCTGTATCACCTTGAGTTCCAGAAGCACCTTGTGGGCCATCAAAACCTTGCGTGCCCTGGTATCCTTGTGCTCCTTGTGGACCATTGAAACCTTGAGTGCCTTGATAACCCTGAGCACCTTGAGGACCGTCGAAGCCCTGAGTGCCCTGATAACCTTGTGCCCCTTGAGGTCCGTCAAAGCCCTGAGTACCTTGATAACCCTGGGCTCCTTGAGGTCCTGTATCACCTTGAGTTCCTGAAGCGCCCTGAGGACCTACAAAACCTTGAGTACCCTGATAGCCCTGGGCACCTTGAGGACCATCGAACCCTTGAGTGCCCTGATAACCTTGTGCCCCTTGAGGTCCGTCAAAGCCCTGAGTACCTTGGTATCCTTGAGCACCTTGTGCGCCCTGAGCACCAGTCAGACCTGATACAGCAAGATCAGATGGAGCAATCTTCTTCCATGTGCCGCCATCATCAATGTAAATGTAATCGGCGTCACCAGAAAGAGTTGTTATGACAGCGTTAGGAATGTCGTTTGATCTACCAATACCAGTGACCTTAATTACACCATTGGTAGCGTCGGCTCTCATTACGATACCGACATTCTGTACTAGATGGTTTCCTGCTGTTGGTCTTGTTTGTGTAAGACCGCCCTTTACAGTTGGGCTAACATAAACCTTATCACCTTCTGTAAATCCAGAAGTATTAAGACCAGCAGCACGACCAAATGTAATAGCAAGACCTTCGGCACCTATGGCAATATCAGCGTTGGCAATACCAATAGCAGGCATACTGCTTTGTGAATCTGCTCTTGCTAGATCAACATAAGCGGTATTTGGGTTGTGAGCACCAGTGATTGTTAGAACAGCGCCTTTACTGATTGCGGCTGCTGAGTTGTTGTATACTTTTGCTACTGAGTAATCAAGATAGTCGTTAAGCCAAGCACTCGTACCAGAGTCGTATTTTATAATCTGGCCGTCTTCAACATCTACAAAATTGGTATCCCCCAGACCAGACAGTGTACTTACATCAGCATCTGCTAACCATGCTGCTTCGTTTGCTGCTATGTAAGCAGAAAGAGATACAGTAGAACCTTCAACATTAGTTACTAACGAACTAAGAGCGGAGTTTGTTGCTGATAGAACATACTGAGGGTGATCGTTACCTGATAGGCCGCTTAAACCACCGTGATCAATAGCAGATAAGGTTCCACCCCATAGACCTTCATTAGTAGCAATATAAGTATAAAGATCAAGAATGTCACCCTCATTAAGTTCTACCTGTGCTGATAAAGTAACATTGGTTGCACTTAATACATACTGGGGGTGATCATTATCAAAAAGACCTGTAAGGTTACCATGATCACCTGCGTTGGTAGCAATATAACTAGAAAGCGCAACAGTAGACGCTTCTATACTTGCAACTAATGCACTTAGTGCTGAGTTAGTAGCTGATAGAACATACTGAGGATGATCGTTGTCTGCTAAACCTTGTAAAGCTCCGTGATCACCTGCGCTACCAGCACCGACAGGATAGGCATTCTCCCACTTACCAGTTGAAGAGAAGTATACTAAGCTTTGACCATGAACAAGAGAACTTATGTTAACATCAGTTAATGCTGAAAGTTCACCTACTGCATCAAGTGCTGAAACAGTCCAATGAAGACCATTCCATATTAAACTGTCTCCTGCCGTTGGAGATGTTAATCCTGCTCTAAGAACTGGATCAATATCATTAAGATCAGATGATAAGTAAAGATCATTTAATCCTAAATCATCTTTAAACTGAGCTAAACTAGAAACACCTGTTCCCCCATGAATAATTCCTAGGGTATCACCAGAGCGAAACTCTCCTATAGTTGGTCCGCTGGATAGGTTTACTATCCGTAAAGGTATTCTATCAGCCATGATATATTATATATCATTCTTCGTCAAGATCAATAGGATCTTCAATTAGGGCTTCTATATCTTTAAGAGCTTTCATGAGATCTTTGGCTGTCATTCCTTGAGTGACTTCCTCTTCTTCAAGATCATCCATCTCTGGCTCATCATCATTTTCTTCTTTCTTCTTTTTACCCTTTCCCTTAATTGCTTTACCTATGGCATCTCTACGATTTTTTAGATACTTATCAGTTTTATCAACCTTGCCATCGTTATTAACATCTTTATCTTCTTTACCAACAGGATCAAGAGCTTCTGTGAACAATTCAGACATAATCATTTCGACTACATCTTCATCAGAAGATAGTTCTTCATTTAATCTAAAAGAACTTACGACAGCTTCGTCTGAATAAACACTCTCATAACCTGAGTGCTCAAAAATGTACTTAAGACCGTTGTTGACATCAATTGCTTCAACACCGTTTTTTGATTTAAGCATTTCCGCCATTCCAGAGAAGCACTCTCTAATAGCACTACCTCTTGGTGAAATTTTAGCTAAAGATTCAAAAATAAGGACTTCTGTGTTTAAAAGTGTTTTAAAGGTTGGAGTTTCTTTAAGGTTGTTGATGTTTACTCCGTATTTTTCTTGTAGAAGAGTAGAAACCATTTCCTTAAGTGGTTTTTTCATTTCAAACAACTTAGCAACGAATAACTTTAGATCATTTTTGCTAAAGTCAGTTGACTCACTTAAAGTCACAAGATTATTGTGTATGGTGTTTGATAGTTGCTTCTTTGATACAAGTGCTAGATAAGGAATCTGGACAAAAGCTTCTACAAGAGCTTGTCTTACAACAGAATCGTCTTCCTCAAAGATTTTTAGAGCTAAATTAGAAATACACTCTTCAGTAACCCAAACAGTATCAAAGGACTTCTTTGACTCAAGGATTTCTTTCTTTACAAGCTCTTGCTTGCAAACCATTTCGTAAATATCAGAGTTTTCATCTAATGATACCTCAAAAGAACCTTTTTCTTTCAGATCATCAATAGACATTCTAGGAATATCAAAAGCTCTTGAAACAGTTTCTGAAAGCTTGACTGCATTTACTATTTCTGGTATTGATAAAACCTTCTCAGAGTTCTCCTTTAAGAATTTAGAAATGTTCTCTGAAAGTTCTAGGAATCTTTCAAACTCTTGAGTGCTTACAATGTTGAAGGTGTTATTAAAAGCTTCAGATTGCTCTTGCAACTTTTCTACAGTTTGATTGAAGCGAACTCTTTGACCCCAAGCTTCGATTAAATTATCAAACGCTTCACCTGCACCTGCAAGCTGGTCGTTGTACACATTATCAATAAAAGAAGAAATTTGATTCTTGGTTAAGGAATCAAACTTCTCTTCTTCAGTGAAAACCTCCCCAGATTCCACATCAATGTCATCTAGAATCATTGTTTCACCAAAATAAAATGTACCCTCGATGATATTCCCACTTTCAGTCACGAAAGTCGCTCTAGAAGAGGCGTCATCAACAGAAAATAGGGTTACATTCTCCCTTAGTGAGTGTCCTAGGTTATCGGACATGAAATTTAGATTAGAAATTTTCTTATTTCTTTGATTGAAGAATGTTTTCATAGCTATAGTGTATATTTCTCTATTTATATAGTTTTTTATAGGGCTAATTTTTTAAAATTGAACTTTATTTTTCAAAATTCTGCTTATGGCCTTGTATTTTGGAGAATCTGCGCCCTCTTCAATCAGATATTTCCTTTTCAAAACCTCTAATTGTTCAATTTCCTCTTTTTTAGCTGTAGGTTTCGGCTTTGGTTGTGATTTGTTAACATCAATATCATTTTTGGCTTGATTATCGGCAACAGCCATGTCCATAGCCGCCTGATTTTGAGAAACTGCCATGTCAGTTTCTCCCTGAGCTTGTGTTTGCTGCATTTGACCAGCAAGCTGGGCCTGTTGTTGCATAGCCATTTGGGTAGATTCTTGCTCTGCTTGCTCCTGTTGCTCTTTTTGAAGTTCTTCTTTTAGAATTTCAATTTCGGTCTCCGTCATATCATAGAATTCTTTGTAGATATGGCTTGTAGGGAACAGTCCAGTACCTACTACAGCTTGAACTACTCTAGCTTTGGCTTCATCTATCTCAAGTTTGCGCTTTATAAACACATCAGAAGGGTCTGGTAGCTGTATTTTGAGATTCTTAATGACACTTTTTGGGAATCCAACCATATTTAAGTGCCTTCTAGCTATCTCAGCAAAACCTTGAGCAACTGAATCTTGAACTCGTTGAATCACGCGAGCAAATTTTACATCAAGTTGGCTAAGGTTTGCCTTTCTTTCAGGAGATTTGTCGTACTCAACGATGTAATCTTTAGGAATTTTTAGAGTTGCGAGAAGCTTATCACGGAAATACTTAACATCATCAACCTCACCAAGGTTCTGAGCCCCAGGAAGAGTGTCAATTTTGGTTCCTTGGTTACCTCTAACAGGTACAAAGAAGTCCTCATCAACTGCGAGAGGGTTGTAACGACCGTCTACTCTGTTATTTGTGTGAAATTTTTCCTTTTTGAACTTAGTTTTCATGTTCTCAAGGAAAGCTTCTGCTTTTGAAGCGGGAAGATTGCCCACATCAACATAAAAAATCCTTCTTTCAGGTGCTCTAGAGAGTCGATAGACGAGCATAGCATCTTCCATAAGCTTTAGAGATCTATAAACCCTAATTGCACCAGCCAGAATTGATTTACCGTATGGATAGTATTTTGGATCAGAGCTATGTAACCTAAAGTGAATGATCTGATTCTTATCTAATTCCAAGTAAGTAGATTTAGAAGTATGCCAGTCACCTGAATTCGAGTTCTGCTGTGGTATCTCCTGAATAAATGTTTTTAGGTATCCGAACTTATCCTCAATCCTCATGATGTAATATGGGTTAAGGATTTTTATTTTTCGTATACCAGCGCCCATATCATTAGCATTGGCAACTGTTTCTATAAAACCATCTCCAAACTTACAGGCACCTCTTACAATATCCCAGTAATACTTGTCAAGGCGGATTCTTTCAAATAGCTTTTCAACTTCTTCAATAGCTTCCTTGCTCTCTGATTTTACTGTCCACCTTTTATTTCTAATATCTTTTTGAGTACAATCATCTGCGTAAATGTCTAGAGCCGCAGTAATTTCTGGGTAGTCATCCATTTTCTCGTACTCGTCATATCTACGCTTCCTGTTTAGTTCAGATTCTGGGAGGAAAGGTAACCCTCTAGTGTAATTCCAAAGGGGTTCTGCTATGGTCCCCATTGCATTGGGGTTTACAATTAAATCACCTTCAATTGATCTTGGATCACCAGCCGCAGCTAATTTCTCTTGTGCCTTTGTTGCAAAGAATTTAGCAAAGATCTTGGACATGTATCCTGTAGAATACATGGTCTGAACACTACCATCACCGATAGGTGTCCATGTGGTCTGTCCTGGCCCAGCGTTCTCGTTTATTTGATCAACCATGTTATATCCTCTTGGATGGTTCCTTTACTGCTAAGAAGCTGATGTGAGCTTAATATGCTCATCGGCTTTTTCTCTTTTGCAGGATTAAATTTAACTATCTCAGGGTTCTCCTCTCTATAGCGTCTTCCGCCATAAATAGATAGTGCTAAACTCATCACAAGGTCATCATTTTGTCCAGTATCTGCCTTAACTTTACCATTATCGCTGATAATAAAGGTATTAAGCTCCATAACAGTTCTCTTAGAATTAATTTTAACTTCGTTCATGCGAATCGCTTCTTCCATCTCGACTAGAATATTATCACGATTCTTGGCGGTTATCTGTAATCCCATTTGCTGCTTCTCGTCAAACCAGACATTCTCATATTCAAGTTGCTCAAATAGGTAATCAAGTAAATTATTACCTATGGTATTTCGCTCAACGAGAACTGGACATAAATTATAATAGGTTCCTTCATCGAAGCAAATACGAGCAAACTCGTTTATAGGTGTGGTGTTAGAGTAAAACTCAGCAACTTGCTCACCTGAATAAAGATCAATAATTTGAAAAGCAGAATAATCACGCCCACGACCCAACGCCACATCGACTGCCATAAAGTAAGTCGAGTTAGGGTCTGGATCTTTCCAGACATACATTCGATTATTATACTTACGGTAGAAGTTATCATTTATGTTCTCCGTCAGTGCTTGCAGAATCATACCCTCAATAAAGGTATCACCTGTACCAAGGAATTC